CGGGGGCCGGAAAGGTCCGGGGCGCGCGCCCGCCAGTATCATCAAACCGTAGATATTGCCAACCAAAGCCGCTTAAATGCCGCTATTTCAGAGCTTGAATATGACTGTTATGATCTGAAAGTCACCGGTTCGTCATTCCGCACGACCGACGACAAGCTCTATCAGCTCAATTCGGCCTTAAAAATCAAAGACCCCTGGATTGAATTAAACGACAGCTTTTTAATTACCGACATTGACCTGACTTCCGGTCCAAACGGCTGCCGGGCAATGTTGAATTTGGAGAAAATGGCATGACAGAGCTGGAAAAAGTTATTAATGAATTGGTTGAATTAATCAGACAAAGCAACAGCGAACAGCAAGAGCAGCTGGCCGGTCTGATTCGCTTCGGCATGGTTAATCTGGTTGAAAAAGGCCAAACCCAGCATTGTCAGGTTAAGACGGCGGCCGGCGAAATTCTGAACGATGTCGCTTTCTTAGAACCTTACGGCTTTACGGCCAAACCGAAAAAGAAATCGGAAACGCTGATTTTCAACGTCAACGGCAACAAATTCAACAATGTGGTCTTAAACATCGGCAGCCGCGAGCTGCGCTTTAAGGAGCTGAACGACGGCGAAGTCGCCATGTATGACGATTCCGGCAATCTGTTGCATTTTAAAAACGGCGGCGTTATCGACTTCAAAGCTCCGGCAACCATGAATCAGACGGCGCAAACCATCAATATCAGTGGAACGACTGCCGTTAACGTCAAAACCCAAACCCTGACTGCCGAAGCAGACAGCGTTTCGGTTAAGGCCAAAACCGCCACGGTTGACGCCCAAACGACCACAGTCAGGGGAAAGTTGAACCTGGCGGGGGGGGGCCAGCCGGTGGCCCGTCTGGGCGATACGGTAGAGGTTGACCCTAACACCCACAAAGGCACGATAACCGCAGGTTCAACGGAGGTAACGGCCGGATGAAAACAATCGACGTCAGCAAAATTGATATTTTTGAGATTACAAACCCAAAGCTTCAGCTGATTTTAATCTGCCTGTTTACCGACGGCTACGTCGAGCCGGACGAATTGCCGGAATACATACAGGAAAACCGCGGCTGGTGGGGCGATGCGATTAAAACCAGCGTCAACGGCCGCAAAGAAAATATTGTCTGGGGTTCCGGCCTCTGGGTCTTTGACCGGGAAAAGCTGAGCGACGACACCCTGGTCGATTTTAAGGAAAAGGTAAAAGCCAGCCTGAAAGTCGCCGTTGACGCCGGTATTATATCCGAACCGGAAATAACCGTCATGCGCGGCAATGACCAGCTGAGCTTTATTTTAACATTTACCGATGACGAACCTTTGCAATTTGAAGGATTTTAATAATGCCTTACCAGTTACCTACTTTACAAGAGTTAATTGAGAACTTTGAAAAGAATTTGGCAGCGGAACTTTCAAAAATTCCGAATGGCTCCAGCAAAATGCCGCTTTCAGTGCAAAAGGCCTATGCCCGAACAAACGGCTATGCGCTTAATGCTCTGTATGGATTTGTTAAATATATGTCAAAACAGATAATTCCGACAACCTCCGAAGGCGAATATTTACGCCGCCATTGTTCCGGTATCGGCCTTTACCCCAAACAAGCCTCCAAATCCACCGGTACAATCAAAGTCACCGGCACGGTCGACAACAGTATTGCCGCCGGAGAATTGCTCAATCGTGAAGACGGCTGGCAATATGCGGTTCTGGAAACCGTAACCTTAAGCGAAACAGAACAAAGCATTAAGGTCGTGGCAACCAAAGCCGGAGCGGCCGGAAACTGCGAAGCCGGGACAATCTTAACCTTTGTCAATGCTTTGGAAGGAGTCAGCCCGACGGCAACGGTTGAGCTGATTGGTGCCGGCGCCGATGCTGAAACCGACAAAGACCTTCTGAGCCGCTATGTCGAATATATGCGCAACCTCTATATGGGCGGTGCGGACTCGGATTATAAAAAATGGGCGCTGGAGGTTGAAGGTGTAAACCGCGCCTGGGTTTATCCGCATACCATGGGCGCCGGTACGGTCACCATCCGAATTATGACCCCGACCGGCTTTCCCGATGAAGAACTTTTGCGAAAAGTCAAAGAACATATTGACAGCAAACGCCCGGTAACCGTCAAGCGCATCTTTGTTTTGGCACCGGCGGCCAAAGCCATTGACATTGAAATTGCCAATCTGGATCCGGATACGCCAGAAATGAAAGAAGCCATTATTCAGTCGCTGCAGCAAAGTTTTGACAACAATGCCGAACCCGGCGGGCTGGTTCTGGTTTCGCGCATCCATTCGGCAATTCTGTCAACCATTAATCTGGTTGACTACAAGCTCGTGTCACCGACGGAAAATATCCAGTGCGCTGCCGGCGAAATCGCCATGTTGGGAGACGTCACATGGAGCTGAGCGAAAAAGAAAAACGCTATAAACAGGCCTTAATCAGCCTACGTCCGCGCGGCAAAATCTGGGAGCCTAAAGAAAATAGCGTTTCTGATGTATTGGCGACGGTCGAAAGTAAAGCCTATACCAAAGCTGATGATAAAATTTCCGGCTTAATTGAAGAGGCTGACATCCGCACCACCTTTCACTGTCTGGAAGACTGGGAAGAACTTTACGGTCTGGAAGCGGAAGGCAGCTATGAAGACAGGCTGGCGGCGTTGAATGCCAAAGCGGCCAAAGGAAGGCAAGATAAACCTTTTTATATAGACATCTGCAAAATGCAAGGCTGCGCGGTTGAAATCGAAGAATATGCGCCGTTTATGGTCGGCTTGTCCGAATGCGGCGGCGAAGACGAGTTGGGCGAAGAGGAAATCATCTATTACTGGACAATCATTATTAAAGCCGCAGATTCTAACGCCGCGGTTGAAAATATGAAGCGAATTATCAAAAAACTCAATCAGAGCCATACTGTTTTTATTTTTAGAGACGAGAGAGAGGCATAAATGGAAAAAACTATACCGATTAACCCCGGCGAAGGGAATGTCTATATTAATGCGGACAAAGACCATGACATTAAAGGTTCTATTCCTAAAGCGGACTTTTTCAATCAGATTGAGCAAGAGTTGCTGAATCTGATTACAGCGTCCGGACAGACGCCGTCCGCCGAAGATTTAACCCAGGTTGCAGCAGCCATTCAGCGGATTGTCGACGGCGGCGTGCGTTACCAGTCGCTTTACCAGCGTTTAAGAACGGTTGAAAACGGCGTCATTAAAGCCGAAGACGAAAAAATCATCGGCTGGGCGGCCGTTTCTGCCGAAACAACTTTCAGCTTTGATACGTCGTTATGCAGCAAAAATGCAGCTGATGATGTCATAACTTTGGAATTATACCTCAATATGCCGGCCCCGGTTGCCATTCATTGGCCGGCAGGCATCATGTGGGTAGAAAATGAAGTTCCCGATTTGTCCGAGGCCGGCCTGTATCTGCTGACTTTCCGCCGTATCAAATCTGTTTGGCAGGGTTCGCTTAACGCTCCGTTTGCCGTCTTTTCCGGGAGTTAATTTTATGGCTAAAATCAGAAATGCCTTTAATGTTTTTGCCACTGAAGATGTTGACTTAACACCGGTCAGGCTTGACCCGGCCGGCGATGATGTCTTTCAGGAGTATATCGTTCCGTTTGGTATAAAAAAACTTCAGCTCGAAGTCGTTGCCGCTAAAGGTTTTAACGGGGCCAACGGCGGTAAAGTTGAATGTATCTTAAATGTCAGGCCTAAACAAAAGCTGTTTGTTTATGCCGGCAGAATGGGCGTTTCGGCGGACGAAAGCATATACAATGCTTCAGATATTAGAACATCGGACGAAGGAGTTACAGATGAAACTTCATTACAAAACCGTCTGGTTGTTGCCGGAGCCGGCGGGGCTTATAGCTGGGGATATGCGGCCGGTCCCGGCGGCGGTCTGACAGGTGGCCAGGGCGGCTGGGATATTATTACTACAGGCTTTCCCGGAACACAGACCGAGGGCGGCGCACCCTCCCGAAACAACCGCGGAACTATCCAAGGAACCCCCAACTGGGGAGAAGGCGGCACCTTCGGTTTGGGCGGAAAAGGTCCTCACGTCGGCGGTTCCGGTTGGTATGGCGGTGGTTCAGGAGGTATTGCCTATGCCCGTAAGGCCGGAGAG